CTAAACCAGTAATTCTGTGCTACCTTTCAAAGGGTTATATTGAATGGCATCTTGTAAGAAGTCTGGCGCAAAGTGTGCATAGGTCAACGTTTGTTGCAAATTAGTGTGTCCTAAGATGCGTTGTAACGTAATAATACTTCCGCCGTTCATCATAAAATGGGTGGCGAATGTATGGCGCAATGCGTGGGTTGCCTGACCTAATGCCATACTGGGCTTCACTTTTTTAATTGCTCTACGAAACATGTGATAAGACGTTTCAGTAAAGAGCAATCCTGATTTCTTTGTACAAATCATGTCAGCAACAGCTTGAGAAATTGGCACAATTCTTGGCTTATTGGTTTTGGTGTACGTAAATCTCACCTTATTTTGGATCACATGTTCACGTTTTAGCTTGAGGGCTTCACCCCAGCGGGCGCCTGTGCTTAAACAGAGAACGGCAACTTTTAGGTTGTCACCTTCCAATAATGCTAATAATTGCTGAATTTCATTATCTGTTAGATATGACATTTCAGTCGTTTGCTGTTTTAACCGTGATATTCCTTGAACGGGATGTTTACTTAAAAAGAAATCCGTTTTTTTAAGCGCCGTAAACATACCGCTGAGTGCTGAGATATCCCTATTTATCGTTGAGGCTTTTACGCCAGAAGCGAGTCTAAGCTCACGATAGAGTACCAATTGCTTATCGGTTAATTGGCAAACAGGGGGATTATTCAGTGATTCAGCAATACGTCTCACCCTTAGGTGTGTCATTCTTCCATAAGGTGTATTTTTGCCGAACACATCCCACCAAATATCAATTAAATCGCTAAGAGGGCGAATATCGGTTGATGTTTCTACCCAATCTTTTGTTTGCTGATTAGCCAGTGAATAACGTTCAAATAAAATAGCTTCTTGCTTTTTTTCAAAGCGTCGTCTGATCCGTTTTCCGTGACGGCCAGCCGGTCTAATGTCCACTTCATATTGACCATTTTCGAGTTTCTTAATTGTCATAAGAAAACCCTCCAATGGAACAAATGCTTTGCGAATCAATAAATTCGCAAAATGCTTGATGTATTGTTATCCAATTTTCTTGTCTGAGTGGGATGATTGCGTGTTGTCTTGCCCACTGTGTGCGAGTGCCGGTGCGATTTGCCCAGCATCGGGATTAACTTCATCGAACATAAACCAGTCTCGATATTTCCTGAATACTTTGGCGGAAAAGATTTTCACCCCTGATTCAAACGTCATTTTCGATTTGTCACTTTCATAACCGTGGTAGGTTGCATAATTTAGCCCAACCAAATCAGCGAGTTCCCTTTTTGTCATCTGTTCGGAGTTACGCATTAATCGTAATTTCTCACCTTGCGATCTTGACATTATGTGGAGTTCTCCATATTGTATCGAGTATTAGATATTTACTTGCAGGGAAGCAAAGAGTCTTAAGGCGCTATAAAGCGCCCGACATAAGAGGGTAGCAGATGAGAGAGAAAATCGTAAGTCTGTCAGATGGCGTGACGGAGGAAAAATTTGCTGAATTAATTGGTAAGCCAGTTAGCGCCGTTTCTGATATGCGCAAAGCAGGAAAGTTACCCATTATTCAAATGAAAAGACCGGGTTCAAGTAGAGCCGAAAACTATGTTTATCTGCCTGCATGGAATAACGGTTTAAAGATGGCTTATGAATCTTTACCAAAAGAGATGCGTGACGGTTGGTTGGTGTGGCTAGGGCTGAAATCATGATACGACAAATAACTGAGCATAGTTTTATGTATCGTGGTTTTACGATTATTAAGTTGCCACGAAAAGCAATGAGCCCAGTTACTCGTTATCACGTTTGGTTAGATGATCAGTCATTCGGTAAGTTTGATGCAATGGCTGAGGCGGTTAAATATATTGATGGGTTAAAAGGTGACATTCAATGAGTCAATTAATTAAATCAGAAGATAATGAAAAATTAGAAATACTAATTTCAGAAGTGAAGAAATATACGTTATCACTTCCTAAAAAAGAGAATGGGCTAGGAAAAGAAGAAATAAAATCATTAGGCACAGTATCTAGAATGACTTTAATGTTTTCAATATTAAACGCCATAAGGGAGGTTAATCCCACTATGACGTCTTTTTATATTGGAGATTTACAAGCTGTGTTTGATGCAATTATTGCACTGCATCGACGTAACTCATTTTAAAAGCAATCAATAATATCAACGCTACCTTTTTGTTGTGTATGGAACTTATTGTAAATTTCACGTGAAAGCTCTGATGCTAAATTTCTTAAATCAAGAGCTTCTTCACAAGTAATGGGTTCTTTTATGCTTTTTACTTGAAGAAGAAGATTAGTTAGTTTGTTTTTAGTGTCTTTCTCGATTGACATATTTATGTTCCTTCTGTGCTTGTTTTGTTTTTGGCGATTCAATATTAGCACAGCACCATGTTTTCGGTCATGGATAAAAAACCGAATATAAATGGAGAAATAACTTATGAATGAATTAATCAAGCAACGAAATAAATATAAATTAAACAGTGAATCTTTTACTTATAAAAGTAAAAAGTATTCAAAAGCGGATAAAGTAACACTGGCTTTATGTGCCATTGTTATTATTTCTTTTCTTGTGAAAGTTTCTATCTAGGTGTTGTTATGAATGCCGCGGAGCTTATCCAAGCAAGAGAGCAACTACAAGGCAATGATGATTTTTATCAGCCTAAAGTTGTAAAGCACTATCGCAATGATGGTCTTTCATTTGATGAGCGCGTCAGTGGTATGAATAAAACAGCAGAAGTTAGGGCTGATTTATTAAGTAAGTTAAATAAAAATAGTGATGATATTCAGGTTAGTGAGTTTCTTGATTATTTAAGAAATGAAAATAATCGTATATATCAGATGATTTATTATCTTGCTGAGATAGAAAAAGAAAAGAACGGAACAGATTATTTATTATTAAAGAGGAAAGATAAAATAAAAATAATTAATGCACTTCATCAAATAAAAGTATTAAGCGCATTAATCCCGAATAAATTAGCAATGCCTATTTAATTACACCTAAAAAATAAATGACATTTATTTGTCAGGACTTTTTATATCTGATTATCAGAGGTCTGATTATGTCTAAAGAAAGTGATGTAACCGATTTAATTAATGCCGTTCGAGAAGATGAAAGAAAATCTCGGGCGGTTCTTTTTTCTGCCCGTTTACGCAAATTAGCATCAAGAGCACTAAGTGAACGAATGGAGCCTTCGCAAGTATTTCAATTATTAGAAGGTGAAGCCGAGTCTATCGAACATCAAGCGCAGGAATGGAATTATGTCTAAAGAAATGGATTTAGCCTGCGAACAATCACAGTTATTGCTTGATAAACAAATAAAAGCAGTAACAGGGCGTTACGTCGGTGTATCAGCGTTTGAATGTGAAGATTGCGGTCGTGAAATACCCGAAAAGCGCCGTATTGCAGTAATGGGATGCACCCGCTGTGCGGATTGCCAGACAGTGCATGAATTGAAATCTAAGCATTATCGGAGTGTTTAAAATGCAACGATATACGCATGAATTAAAAATAAACCATCAATATTTCAATCAAGTACGTATTGGAGCGAAAAAAGCCGAATTTTGTCGAGCTGATAGAGATTTTCAAGTCGGGGATCTTTTAGTTTTACGTGAATTTAATGCTATTCCTCCAAGAGAATTCCGTCACCTTTTTCATTATGGCGAATATACGGGAAATGTTATTAGAACGGTTATTACCGATATCACCTGTATTAATTCTATTATTCCAGAGTTAGGCGATAAACCTAAATTTGTAATGCTTTCATTTTCTATTATTGAGGATGATGAATAATGGCTAATAAAACCATTCTGAAATGGGCGGGTTCAAAAGCCCGCATCATGGATAAATTAATTACGTATTTGCCAAAAGCAAAGCGCTTAGTTGAGCCGTTTGCGGGTTCTTGTGCGGTTATGATGAATACGGAATATGAAGAATATTTAATTGCTGATGCCAATCAGGATTTAATTAGTTTATATCGTAATGTCGTAGAACATACTGAAATAATGGCACGTAAAGAGTTCTATGCATGGGAAGAAAATAATCATAAAAATGATTACATTTCTATTAGGAAATTATTTAATTCAATTAAGGTATTAGATAAAAGCGAATGTGATAAATATATACAGTCAGCAAGATTTCTATATTTAAATCGTCATTGCTTTAATGGGTTATGTCGATATAACAATTCAGGTGAATTTAACGTGCCATTTGGAACATATGGCCGTGTTTATTTTCCAGAGGAAGAAATCAGGCAATTTGCTGAAAAAGCTACTAATGCCATTATCGCCTGTTTAGAATGGCAAGATACTTTATCACTCGTTGACTTCGGGGATGGTGTTTATTGTGATCCTCCATATATGGGGGATGAGAAATGTTTTACTAAATATCATCACACTGATTTTACTCACGCTCATCAAATTGAATTAGCTCAAGCGCTAAAGGCATTAAATCAATCACAAGGTAACCCGATTACCGTCTCTAATTCCATTCATGCAAAAGGGATGTATGCCGACCTCGGTTTTATTATTCACGAGATTGATGCGCCTCGTTCTATTTCTGCAAATGGAAATCGCCAATCAGCAAAAGAAATTATCGCCGTATTGCCGGAGGTATGCTGATGGAACAGGGCTATGTTGATATTCAAGATCCAAAAAATGGGGTGCATATTACCGGCACCCGTTTTGCTATCGTTTATTGGAAAAAACAATTTGGGTTAATTGAAGTCACTGTTATTGATGGTCGTGTGCGCCGTGAAGTGATTGCGTGGTATGACTCTGCGGTAAATGTGACTGCTGGCGTTGTTGGTGCGCATGTGAGTCGTGTTATTTGCGCAGAAATTAAGTCTATCTCTGAATTGATAGAGATAATGACTCACGTCGCTAAACTGTGCGAAACAGCCATTGAAATTATTGATCCGAAACGTTTAGGCGGTGTGCTGTAATGGCTAGCCGTTTGATTGATTTTTCTCAGCCTCCTGTTTCCTATCCTGCTGATATGCAATGGACGTATTGGTGGAATGGGAAACAGCACGAGCCTGTTGTTTATGAAAGACCGCTTACCCGTGAGCAATTGGCTCAGGGGCAAGCGATTTTATTCGATATTGAAAAACTGCCTCGTTTTCTTAAATCCCGCTTATTTAAATACATCGAACATCTTAGAAAAGAGAAAACACCTAAAGAAGTTCATAACTGGCTGGTGTTTAAGTTTCATAAAAGCGTTTATCAGCGTTTGCAAGCTGTTAATGCGCGCTATGGTTTAGCGAAAGATAAGCGTCAATTCTTGTTAGATAGAGATTTTGATCAAGCCATGTTCTTTAATCGCTTGCCCGATGCGCATGACAAAATATTGCGTCATATGGCGAAGTCATTCGCGAATGCGTGTGACAACTTATTCGATGAATTAGCTGATCAGGCAATTGCTGAAAATAACGGTGATCGTGAGGTGTTACTTAACCTAAAAGTGATTAACCCTATTTATCATCAATTAGGGCAGTTAATTACCTATTTACATGTAACGCCATTGTTTTGGGGAAAAGTGCAAAAATGGAAGTTAACACCTGAAGATGCGCTATCAGGATTAAGTCGGTTAACTAATGAAGATTGGTGGCTGAAAAAGTTAAAGGCTCATCGTCAGCGTTGGCGTGAGTCTTTGCATATTGCCTTTGGTGATGTGAATTCAGATAAGACGCCTTACGCCAGTAAAAATGCGGTTCGTGAAGTCAGAGCGCAACGCTTAGCGAATATGAATTATCTTGAAATGATGGATATTCAAGATGTTGAATCGGGTGATCGCTTTGACTTAATGGAAAAAGTATTAGCAAGTATCGCTAACCCTAAAATTCGCCGTATGGAATTAATGGCGCAAGCCGCAGGTATTCAAAAAGTTGCAGAAGAACGGGGCGATATTGGTTTATTTATTACGTTAACCACCCCTTCAAAATACCATCCCACCAAGCAAATTAACGTTTCTAAAGATGAGAAAAAGAAAAAAGTTCTCATTAACGAGAAATGGAATAACAGTGCATACACTCCGAAAGATGGTCAGCGTTATTTAGTAAGAGTTTGGGCAAAAATTCGCACAGCCTTTAAAGACAAAGGCATTAACTATTATGGGATCAGGGTTGTTGAACCTCATCATGACGCTACGCCACATTGGCACATGATGATGTTTCTGGATAAATCTCAACGTGCATCAGCGATTGAGATCATGCGTAAGTACGCCCTTGAAGAAGATGGCGAAGAACGAGGCGCAAAGAAACACCGTTTTGAAGCAAAGCATTTAAATAAAGGCGGTGCGACGGGTTATCTCGCTAAATACATTTCTAAAAATATTGATGGTTATGCGTTAGAGGGCGAAGTTGATGACGAATCGGGAGAGTTATTAACCGAGGTTGCATCTGCTGTTACCGCGTGGGCATCAACTTGGCGTATTCCTCAATTTCACATGTTTGGCTTACCGTCTAAAGGCGTATGGCGTGAGTGTCGCCGTGTTCGTGGTGTGAGTATCGCTGATAAGTTGGGTGATATAGCGGAAAAAGTAAGAGCGTCTGCCGATGCCGGGGATTTCGCCGCTTATATTGAGCATCAAGGAGGGCCTAACGTTAAGCGTAACCTACAAACGTTATTAGTCGCTCGTATTGTTGCAGATGAGCCGAATTCTTATGATGAAGAAGTGATGCGCGTTATTGGGCTATGTTCACCATTGAAAAGCGGTGATTTAGTAAAAACGCGTGAACGTCAGTATCGTTTAGTCCGCAAATCTAAGCAGGATATTGAGGCAATTGAGCATAAGCGTAAGTTAGAAACGGGTCGGGTTTTGACTTTAAAAAGCGCGATTAGCGCGCCTCGGAGTCCTGTCAATAACTGTGGATCGGGCAGTTCACCCGATATTAAAAACCTACACGATAGGGGCTTAAAATCGCCCGTATGGGGGATTTCTGAGCCTGATGTTTTTGACCTACGTTCACAATATAGCGATTGGGATAAATCATTTGGTGAGGTTTTAGAGCATAAAAAGAATCAGCGAATAATTTCAACCGTGTCATTAAGTGAAAATCAGGAACGTTTGATACCTGAGTTTAAAGCTTTTGCCGAAAAAATGGGATTGGATTTACCGCCAGACACAATGTGGTCAATGGTGATGAACGGTATGCGCCTGAGTTATGGCGATGAAGTGATTTGGTTTGAGAACGGGAAGATTCAAATTTCATCAACGAAACGAGAAAAAGTTAATTTTGAAAAAGTGAAGCAAAAGAATATATCAAATACACGAGATAGGGTAATGGCTAAGGTTAATAAATTGAGAGGAATAAATGATTAAATATTTAATTTTGTTTTATTTATTGGTGTCGGTAACTCTTTTTATATACAGGACTATTAAATCAAAAAAGAGTTATCGCAATAAATATAGTTTTGGCGAAGCGATAGATTATTCAACGTTATGGCCTCTTTATATTTTTATTGAATCATATTTTTTTATTGCAGAGAAATATAGAAAATTTATTGGTATGAGTGAGGAGAGATAAAATGAAAGTCAAGGTAACAACTGATTTATTGGTAAGTTTATATAGCAAGTTAGATAAATTATATCCATGGCAAACACGTTGGTATAACCACAGGTTTGAAAGAAATAGATATTTACATAAAGCGCGTCAAATAGGTAGCAGTTATTTCTTTGCTCTAGAGGGGTTATTAGATGCCTGTTTAACAGGAAGAAATAAAATATATATAAGCCATATTTGTGGGCCAGATGATGAATTTATCTCTAATGAAATGGAGATTGTTAAATATTTCTTAGGTATAAAAAGTAATAATCCTATAACAAAAATAGAGTTAGATAATGGCGCAATATTGTATTTTTTACCTGAGAATCGTAAGTCATGGGTTGATATCATTGGTGACATTTATGTTTCAGAATGGAGTTGGTTTCAAGACCCTTCTTACATTGTAAGTCTAGTTAAATCAGTGAGTTTAAATAAAAAATGGAGAAGGACTTTTTATTCAAGTCGTTCAAAGTTAGATAATGGTCACATTGCTGATAATGATTATTTTAAACATCATAAAATTTTTGATGAGGAAACGTATTGGGATGTCGTTCCATCTATTAATATGGGGTGTTATAACTTTTTAAATATGGAAAATATAAGAAATGATAGGGGTGATGATTATTTTAATGAAATGATATTGTGTCAATTTAATAAAAATTGATTTATGAAATTAACAAAAAGTGGCTTAAAATATTCTTAGGAATAATTTAAGCCATCATGGAATTAATCTATGGACATGTTTTCAAAGTAATCGGTTATCGTTTCTAAGTATCTTACTTTTCTGCCAGCATAACCTTCTATACCTATAAAATAATTTTCACCTTTAAGTTTTTTAAATTCTTCACCAGTAAGTAATTCATAACGCAGTACTATATATAAATAGTGAATTGATGTATCAAATAAATCCTTATCCAATGGTATATTCAATAGTGTAAGTACTTCTTCTGGAGTTGCATCCCTTCTTTTTAATTTATCTAATAATGGTTCATTGTTAATTTTCAAAAAACAAACCAAAGCAACAATAACTTGATATGGCTTATCAAGCATCATTATTTTATTGGAGTTTTTAATAATTGAAATTAAAGAATAACATTTCTCTATTTCTCTAAGAGATACATTGTTGAAGTTAAATAGGTACAGTAGCATATTAAATGCATCGCTTTCTTTCATAAGAATATTATTTTTATCTATATGTTGAAGATAAGCACCTAAAGTTAAATTTTTAGGCATACGATACCCTTCGCCATTTATGTATTCTTCTGTTGTAAATATATCTTTAGGCAAGGTAAACCAATAATCTATAAATTTATTTAAATATAATGATGAGTTAATATTTCCATATCTTATTTTTATTGATTCTTCAAATTGTTGCTTATTCATAACTAGTAAAAAATAAAAACCTTCAACATTAAATATGTGTTTTATTAATTCTAAAAGATTTAATGAGAAATCAGGTCTTGCTCTATCTAACTCATCAATAATAAATAAGGTTTTATTATTTGTTTTTTGGTGTATAGACCTTAATATGGCTCTAAAACTTTCGATTTTATCCTCTTCTTCTTGTGAGTTTTTTATTTTATCTTCAATGTAACTTTCCCAAGGGGCATTTGTGGCATCAACAATTGATTCCTTAATTTTATCTATATCATCACTGTCGATTAGTTTAGAGGTTAATATATTGATTATACTTTTAGGAACTTGTTTTGAAATGCTTAAAGCAACACTTTTACCTGTTTGGAACACTTTCTCTTTTATAGATTTTTCATCATGTTCTATACTATTGTATACACATGATATCATTGGTAATAATGGGTCTTTTTGGTAATCATTTTTAAAAGAGTCAAAGTAAATAACATTAATATTATTTTCTGATAGTTCTAATTCTGCTTTTAGCATTTTTACAAAAGAGGTTTTACCATTTCCCCATTTATCATTTAATGCAAGAACTAAGTTACTATCTTCAGAATGGTTTACGACATTAATAATTTTTTCATATAAAACTTTCCTATTAAAAATATCATTTTCGCTTGTAAATCCTTGAGAAAAATCAGGTTCTTCTGGTGATAACCTCATAACAACTCCTTAAATACGTTTAATATGAAATCTATTTAGATAGTTACTATTGCATGGTAAGCAATTCTGAATAATTTTGCATGATATTGAATCTATTGTGCCGTCATTTTTTATATACACTAATGCCATTGCTAGGCGCTATGATGAGAATTTGCATCTGCATAAAAACCGACACATTTAGTGCGCGGGCGTGGCGGGGTCACGATTGCGTTTTGATGGGGTTAAAAACATTATTCCTCGCAAATTTCCAGCGCATAGAGCGATTAAAACAAGAAAAAGATATCTGAATATCAAATAAATTACGTGTGCTTAAAATGGATTGTAGATGCATTTAATACGGGTTTGAGAGGGCGGGAATTAGGCGGATTCACCTTATACTTTACAGGTAAAAAATACCGCCAGTGTCGGCGGTATTGTTCTTTGTGCGGTGAGGTTACTCATCATCTAATGTGTACTTATCAAACTTAATCACTTCCTCACCTAACCAATCATTGATCTGTAATATCTTGCTTTGCAGTGGTGCCAACTCATTACGAAAGAAAACCTTTGCCGCTTTCTCTACGTCACCAAAGCCACCGGTATTCTGTGGAATGATCCCCATCATTTGAGGCGGTACACGGTGTGCCGCTAACATATCATCACGGCTAACATTCTTGATATTAAGGAATTCATCTTTCGCCGCAATCTCACTTAGTGGAATAACTTGTACGCCGTCTTTCTTGCCGTTCGGTGCGTGGATAAACAAGTTGCGGAAATTGCCGGGACCTTTTGAGTTTTGCATTGCTTTACGAATTTTATCAATATCACTTTGGTTTTGTGATGCATCACTGACGTATAAAATAAATCCGGCATGGCTACCATTGCGATAATACTTAACACGGAATAGGGTAGCGGCTTCATTCAGTAGCACTGACATAGTGGATGCCAGATATTCCGGTAATCCATATAGCTCTTGATTTAAATCGGGTTCGTATAACTGAAACACGCTACCGAGTTTAAACTCATAAGGCTGTGAGTCATAGCCATAACGCACAAACCAATAGCTATCATCAGCAACACCACGGCGGGTATATTTGGCGAGAACGGGGGTGAGTTTTAATAAGTTACCCACCATATTGTTACGCCGTTCAAGGTAGGCATTGCCAAAGGTTAAGAAGTCGAGAGCAAACCGGCTAAAGTCTAACTTAGAGAGAAAACGGTTAGGCTGAAATGTGCTGACTAAGATATTACGTTTCACATAAATTGCACTGCTATGATGCGTCGCCGCACGAAACAGTTTTGATAACCCATCAAAGCTAACCGGTGGCTCATACCAATTATCAACTTGCGCACATTCCAGATAATCAAAGATTTCTCGTTTATCTAACACCGGAACGGGATCACCAAAGGTAAAGGCTTCCATACTATTATTGGCGGTTGCCGTTTGTTGTGCTTTAAAACTTTTTTTATTTTTACGGCTCATCAATAAATCTCCACAATATTATTACTGTTCTCGGTGGTGCCGGTTAATGGTTCGTTGAAGAGGGCGTGCATCGTTGCCCATGCAAGGTCAGCATGTCCGCTTTCTTCACTGCGTGAGGCTTCATAAGTAGGGCGGTTACCGCTTCCGGTGGTAGTACGGCGAATGGAAGTAAAAGATTGAATGATATCAACGCACTGTGCGTCGAACTCTAAACGTCCGTGACTAATCACGTCATAAGCTTTAATGACTAAAGCATTTTTGACATTCGGGTTATAAATAAACTCACGCGCAGCAGGGAAAAACTGGATAACATTCTGATAAACCCCATGGCCTAAGCCGGTGGTATCAATACCCATATATTCAACATAGAAACGTTCGGTGATTTTTTTTATGGCGTCAGCTTGTGCGCGAAAATCCATACCACGCCATTGATGGCGCTCTAATATGCGGAATTTCCCTCCGGGTACTTTCGGCGGAGCGATAACCACACAACCGGCACTATCACCATTTTCACCGCCTTTGCTGGGGTCATAACCTACCCAAACAGGATTATAGGCATAAGGGCGCAGGGCTAATGGTTGAATGTCATCCCACACCTCCCAACTGTCCACCATGCAATTTTGCATCATGTTAAAGTTAAATAGGGATTCGATATCATCCATAAAGTGGCACATTAACAGGTTGTTATATTCGTCTGGGCTATACTCTTTTTTGAGTTGCTCTAAATCGAATAAATCACAACCGCCTCGCAACGCATCTTCAATGTTGACGATTTGTCGCCACTGCCCATCCTCACATAAGCGCCCATTGACTAAGGCTTCATGTGAAATATCAATATCAACTCTATCTTCTTTTTTGCGTCCGCGGTTATATAGCTTGCCCGACCAAAACGGGTACGCTTCATGGCTCATGGTTGACGGTGTTGAAAAGTAGGTTTGTCGCCAATGTTTTTGTATGGCCATACCTGAAGTCACTTTGCGTAACTCCTGAAACTTGGGTATCCAAAAGGTTTCATCCAGATATAAATTGCCGTGATAACTTTGTGCTGTGCGTGCATTAGTGCCGAGGAAATAGAGCGTTGCACCATTGCTCAACATCAGCGGGTCGCCTCTTAACTCAACATCAACCTCTAATGCCATTTTGATAATGTATTCACGGAACATATAGGCTTGCGCTTTACTGGCGGATAAGAAAACTTGATTCCGTCCGGTGGTCAGGGCATCAATAAAGGCTTCACGGGCAAAGTAAAACGTTGCGCCGATTTGACGAGATTTTAAAATATTGCGGATACGGTGATGACCGGCGCGATACCACACCTTTTGATATTCAAATAACGTATTGCGAAACTCATCTTCTAATTTTTCGATTTGTTCTTCTGAAAAGAAGTTTTTCTCTGGTTGACGGCGTTCGCCTTTATTGCGGTTGGCAATCTTAGGGTTAAGGTCAGTTTCATTACCACCGTTTTGATATTTTCTGATCCGCGCCATGCGTTCAAGTTGACGCCCTAATAAATCGATTTCTTTAAAATCTTTGCCTTCTTTGCTCTCTTTTAAAATCAGATTGCAATAACGCGCTTCAACGGTTAACTCTGCGCGTTCGGTTGGGTTGATTTCATCCCAATTATCACGGCGTTTCCAACTGTGAATGGTGGACGCCTTTTCGCCTAGCGATTCCGCTATGCGAGCAATGCGGTAACCTGAAAAATACAGGTGCATTGCTTTTTTTCGGTTATCAAATGTTTCGGTAATAGCCATTGCACAATCACTATTTCTTGCTTAAGTTACGGCTAGTCTATTGACCGTGGATCACCGATTCGCTTCATTCCCTTTGTGCCATTTCTCAAACAAACCTTATCCATTGTTTAACGCCCCTTTTAACCGACAACATACAGACCAACGAATAAACGGATGCAGTCTGGAGTAGTGTGCATGTCGAAGAAATCAAAACCGGTTCGTCTTTGTGTTGAAGGGGCGACAACGGACGGGCGTCGAGTTGACCGCGAATGGTTAACCCAAATTGCAAAAAACTTTGATCCCGCGGTTTATGGTGCGCGAGTCAATATCGATCACTATAACTATTCATGGGCGCCACGCTTTGGTGATGTGGAATCGGTATATACCGAGGAAATCAAAGAAGGGGCACTGGCAGGTAAGTTGGCATTATACGGCGTGATCAATCCGACACCTGATTTAATTGAACTCAATAAAAAACGTCAAAAAGTTTACACCTCTGTCGAAATTAACCCGAGTTTTTCAGATACCGGTGAAGCCTATCTGGTCGGTCTTGCAGTGACTGATAACCCCGCGAGTTTAGGCACTGAAATGTTGCAATTTAGTGCCAGCGCACAAAGTAGCCCACTTTCAGAGCGCAAACAAAGCAAAGATAACGTCTTTACTGCCGCAGAAGAAACGCATCTCGAATTTACTGACGAAAAACCAGAAAGCGATAAGCCGGGACTTTTTAGCGTCATTAAAGAGATGTTTTCTAAAAAACAACACAGTGATGATGCGCGATTTACCGATGTGCATCAGGCAGTAGAGCTGTGCGCCAAAGAAGTGCAAACCCTTTCAGCAGAAATTACCGCATTAAAAAGCGCCGATCAAAGCGAAGCGGTAAAAGCGCTCACGCAACAACTCACGGAATTAAAAAACCAATTTGAAAATACAGACGCCTCGTTCTCACATCGTCCGCCGGCAACGGGTGGCGAAAATAACGGCGAAGTGCTGACGGATTGCTAAGGTAGTGAACAAACCATGAAAAAAGAAACTCGTTTTAAATTTAATGCGTATATGACGCAACTCGGTAAAATTTACGGTGTTAGCGCGCAAGAGTTTAGCGATACCAAAGTACCGATTGAACCATCTGCGGCTCAAAAATTAGAAACTACGATCCAGCAATCGGCGGAGTTTTTAACGCACATTAATATCGTGCCGGTTGATGAGCAAGTTGGTGAAGCCATTGGTTTAGGTATCGGTTCGACTATTGCGGGAACCACTGACACAACAGCAAAAGACCGTGAAACAAGCGATCCGATTAAGCTGACAAAGAACAGCTATCTTTGCCAGAAAACCAATTACGACACCCATCTTGATTACGCAAAAATTGATATGTGGGCGAAGTTTACCGACTTTCAAACCCGTATCCGTGATGCGATTATCCGCCGTCAGGCATTAGACCGCATTATGATTGGGTTTAATGGTACGCACCGCGCCGATAACTCTGATCGTAAAAAATATCCCTTACTGCAAGATGTGAATTCGGGCTGGTTACAAAAAGTACGCGAACGTGCGCCTGAACATGTGATGGGCAGTATCACGCAAGACGGTACAACAACAGCCAAACCGGTTTATGTTGGTAAAGGGCGCGCGTATCAAAATTTCGATGCGTTAGTCCAAGACACCATTGATAAGGCAATTGATCCAGAATATCAGGACGATACGGGGCTTGTTGTGATTTGTGGGCGTAAATTGTTAGCAGATAAATACTTCCCACTGGTCAATAAAGACCAAAACAACAGCGAAAAGCTGGCAGCAGATACCATTATCAGTCAGAAACGTATTGGCGGTTTACCGGCTGTACGTGCGCCGTTCTTCCCTGAAAATACCTTTTTTATTACTCGTCTTGATAACTTGTCGATTTATTTTCTTGCGGATTCTCGTCGTCGCCAAGTGCTGGATAATGCAAAACGTGATCGCATCGAAAACTACGAGTCAGTCAATGAAGATTTCGTGGTTGAAGATTTCCGTGGTGTGGCGCTCGTTGAAAATATCGTTTGCGAAGATGCCGAAGAAACACCACCCGAAACCACTGACGGTACAGACAACAGCGCAGTAACAGAAGAAGCATCGGCTGAAAATAAAAAGGCGAAATAATGTTATCTCCGTGGGAAAAACACCGCATGAGCCTAAGTGCGCAACAGTCCACTCAATTGGGTGGGCATGTTAGTCGCAATACGAAAGGCTATCACATGATGCTGTTACGTCTTGCGACAGATAAAAAAGAGCTAAAACATTTTCAGTCACGGGAACGCAAAGAAGCTTATAAACGCAAGATATTAGCCAATTATCAGCCGTGGGTTGATGGGGCGCTGTCTGGTGGCAGCGGTGTGCAAGATGATGTCTTAATGACGATTTTGCTGTGGAAAATTGATGCGGGTGATTATGAGGGGGCGTTAGATATTGCCGTTTATGCATTAGCTAACCGTTTAGTGATCCCCGGTGTTAACCGCACCACGGGCACCGTGATTGCCGAAGAAATTGCCGATTCGGCAATGCGAGCGTATGCCGTGAAATTACCAGTATCTTTAGCAACGTTAGAGCGTACACGCGCCCTTACTGATGATGAAGATATGCCCGATGAAGTGAGAGCAAAACTCTATAAAATCTTAGGGTTAGTGCTACGCGATAATAATCGACCACAAGAAAGCTACTGCGTATTAAGTCGAGCCTTAGAGTTAAACATAAATGTCGGGATTAAAACCGAATTAAAGCAACTAGATAAAGTGCTCAAAGCCCAGCGTGACGCTGAAAAAGCATTGTGACACCACGTCAGGGCGGCACGGAAAAAGCAATTTGCTTTCTTTCGTCCACCGCCCACCTATTTTAAGGTTTTCTTATGGATTATGTTTCTGCTAACCCTGTGCCACAAAAAGACGAAACCATTAAAAATAATGGCTTTTTCCCTGATATTCAAACTCGTGATTTTCAATTGCAGACTCGCGTCGATGGCACGGTGACACCGGAACGGCTGAAAAGCACGTTACTGAACGCCATGATTGAAGTGAATCGCGAGTTGTATCAGTGGCGCATAGGTCAATCTGCGAAAACATTAAAAGACGTGCCAGCCGAACAGATTAACGGTGAAAGTGAACTGATGGTTTTATATCAGCGTGCGGTGTTCTGTTTTGCAAAAGCCAGTTTAATCGAACGTTATCGCGATATTGATACCACCGCACAAGGTAATAAAAAAGCCGACACCATGACACCGGTGATTGATGAAGTGTGGCGTGATGGTCAATGGGCTTTACAACGTATCAAAGGGGAAACCCATAACACGGTGGAGCTTATCTAATGCGGATTTACACCCAACAAGGGGATACCGTAGATGATATTTGTTGGCGTTACTTTGGTCAGTCATCCGGCATGATTGAGCAAGTATTAGAGGCTAATCCTGGGCTGGTTGAATGGGGGGCAATCTTACCCACCGGCACCGCGATTGAGTTACCGGACACGCCCCAACAACACAGCACCACACCGATTTTACAACTTTGGGATTAACCCCTTTAAGGGGGAAGGTATGAAGAAGATGCCCTATAAAGATCCAAGTAATATTAATTGGTTTACCGCCTTATTAATTGCCGGCATGGCGGTTTTTGGTGGTATTGCCAGTTATGCCAATAAAATAGTGAAAGGGGAACCGTTCCGCTTTGCCATTTTACTTGCGCAAATCGTTGTCTCTATGTTTTCAGGGGCATTGATTTTATTCGGTGCAAGTTATTTTCAGTGGCAACCTGAAATTGCCGGCGGTATAGCGGGCATGGCGGGCTGGATGGGGTCAGCATTTATTAGCGCAGTCGGAAAGTTATTCTTAAGGAAGGTTGCCGGTGAGTAAATTTATCTTTAGTCAGCGCAGTAAAAATAATCTTAGTGGCGTTAACCCGCTGTTAGTGAAAATTGCTTATCGTGCGTTAGACATTTCTACGGCGGACTTTGCAGTGATTGAAGGTGTTCGCACACTCGAAAAGCAAAAAGAAAACGTCAAAAAGGGTGTTTCAAAAACATTAAACAGCCGTCATTTAACAGGCGATGCCATTGATATTTTACCTTCTGTGATTAAACCGGGAATGGAATGGCAACCACATTTCTTTGAGCCGATTTTAAGAGCCTTTAAACAAGCCACAGATGAAGAGGGGGTAACATTGCGCTTTGGTAAAAACTGGAAAAGTGATCCCAGTTTACCCGTTGAAACCCGCTTTCCTGACTATCCTCATATTGAGATCCCACGATGAAAAGGAACGTACTGCTTATTATTGTCGCGGTCGTGATGGGCTTGCTACTGATATTTAAGTTTGATGCCTTGCTCACTGAGAATAGCCAGCTTAAGGGTGACAACCTCGCCCTTAAGCAAAATGTTATCAGTCATAAAAATGCTATTGAGCACTATCAGAAAGAACTTACTCGTTTATCAGAACTGGATAAACAACACACAAAGGCGCTAACCGATGCAAAAAATGATATTAGCCGGCTTAATGATGAGTTGCGCAATAATACTAAACGGGTGTACATCAAAGCCGATTGCCCCAACCCCGATAATCACACCACCGCCACCGCCGGCATGGGTAATGCAACCACCGCACGACTTACCAAAACAGCTCAACAAGATTATTTACGTCTCCTCGAAATGATGGCGGAGAATAAGGCACAAACGGAATATTTGATTGATTATACAAATCGATTATTGCAATACATCAATGAGTTAAACCATGAAAAAGCCTGCAAACCTGCGTGATACCTTAATTAAAAAGGTCGCTTATTTAGGCGAAAATCCCGATAGGCTCTACACCTTTATTGATGGTGGGGCGATTGTGGCAACCGGTGCCCGTAGTCAATCTTATGAGTATCAATACAATCTCAATATTATTATTGATGATTATCCCGGTGACCAAGATGTGTTAATGGCGGTGATCATTGGTTGGATTGAACAACATCAACCTGATATTTTCCTCAATCCCGATAAACGCCAAAGTCATTTTACCTTTGATGCCTTTATTGATAGTCACCAAACCGCCAGTATCAGCATTGATTTAAAGCTGACTGAGCGTGTCCTCGTCAATGCGCAAGCGGATAAACTCGTTGTCGGTGCCATTGAAGAGCCGACTGATCCATTTGAAATTTGGGAGAGTGTGGCTCATGAACGCCGATGATTTCAGCCCGTTAACCCAAGCATTAGCCGCCATGTTGGCAAAAGCGTCACCCAATGAACGTAAAAAATTAGCCCGTGAAATTGCCCGTGATTTACGCAAAAGCAATTTGCAACGTATTCGTGCGCAAAAAAATCCCGATGGAACGGCATTCACTAAGCGTAAAGCCTCAACGGTTACCGTTTTGCGAGGAATGAAATTTGTCTGGAAAGGACAGCCACGCAGTTTAAAAAATTGGCGACTACGCAAAACGAAAAAGGGCGAGGTGATCACCGGCTACGATTTAGAAAAGAGAGCCGAACGCAGTTTTTATAAGCGCGATATCTTGCGTTTTATTGAAGTGAAAAAAGACAAAATCAGCACCACAAAGCCGAATAAACAGACTCGTATGTTTAAGCGTTTAGCCACCGCCCGTTATTTGCGAATGTCAGCAAACGATAAAGGTGTCACCCTCTCTTTTGCTCCGCAAGTGGCGGGCATTGCTGCGGTGCATCATTACGGTTTGAAAGAGCGTGTGCGGGGCAAGTCATTAGAAATTCACTACCCTGAACGAAAGCTATTAGGCTTTTCACCGGCAGATATTAAACATATTGAAAATCAATTAATTGAATTTCTTACTCATTAATTTCTTTTAATAAACCTGCTTCTTGAGAATGGATTCATATTGATAGATTTATCATCAAAATCAATATATTTAAATATAACAATATTAAATATATTTTTAAAAAAATAAAAATAATCAGCTAGATTTATTTCTTCCCCAGTGGTTGAATTATTTAAATTAGTTGTATATTTTCCATTGTGAAAAATAGTATTTCTTAGCTTAGTGTAAACTAAGGTGTTTCTTTTTGTTTCAGATTCATTTGATTTTATTTCTATATTAAATTCTTTGAAAATTTTATCAAATACATTATTAACTTTAGCAGGATGATATGCTTGATAATAATCTCTAGCAAATGCTTCTAAGCCGGAAAATAATAAAAAGTAAGTAACATCAATATAGGATGGTATCATTTTTATAGATAGTTCTTTTTTAAAAAACATTACTGAAAATGCATCTTCCTCTGAATTTAATTTGTCAAAAGCTTTTTCTATAAATAATTTTCGAGAATCTTTTTTATATTTTTCTTCTAATATTATAGCGGGAGAATATTTTCTATCGCCTAGAGAATTAGGGTAATCATTGTCTAGATTAGAATAATCTTCATGAGTTTTTAATGGGTTTTTTATATACACTTCTTTTTGTTCAATAAAACAAAGTATTGCTTCTAATATTTTTATATTTCTATTTGTATTTTCATCATGTTCTATTTCTAAAAAAGCAGAAAGATAACAATTTGTTTTTTTGTCACTAATATCCATGTTTTTATATGGAATCATCCGTCCAAAAAAAAATGAATTTTCATATTTAATGTCATATCCATAAATGCCAAGTTTGATCATTTTATTATACCCTCAATTAAACTAAGTGCTTTGTATCATAAGCGAAACAAAAAAATAATGAAGCAATAAACAAGCATCTTAGGCACATTGTAAGTATGAATATCGCAGAACTTATCCGAAAAATACAAAACTTGATCCGTACTGGCATTGTGATTGATGTCAGTGCGGAAAAAGGCTGTCGAGTTAAAACGGGCGACAATGAAACCGACTGGCGCCCGTGGCTTACTGCGCGTGCCGGAAAATCGCGTTCATGGTGGGCGCCGAGTATCGGCGAACAAGTGTTATTGCTGTCAATCGGTGGTGATTTAACCACCTCGTTTGTGTTACCGGCAATATTTAGTGACGATTTTTCAGAGCCATCAACCTCATTAACTGCCCATCGTCATGAGTATAAAGACGGTGCAGTAATTGAATATGAACCCGCAACCGGGGCGTTAATAGTCACGGGAATTAAAACCGCCGAGATTGAAGCCAGTGAATCTGTCACAGTCACATCACCCGACATTATGTGCGTGGCAACGAGCAAAATTACCCTTGATACCCCTACCGTTATTTGCACCAACAACTTAACCACGGGATCACTGACGGTGCAAAAAGGCGGCACAATGACCGGCGATATTACCCATGTTGGCGGACAAATGTCCTCTAATGGCGTGGTGGTTTCAGCCCATACTCACGGTGGTGTGCGTACAGGTGATGGTAATACAGGACAGCCGCAATGAACTATCTCGGTATGAATGTACAAACCGGTGAACGTATTACCGATATTGAGCACGTTCGCCAGTCGGTGAAAGATATTTTTAACACCCCCATTGGTAGCCGATTGATGCGCCGAGAATATGGCAGTTTGCTTGCCGATTTAATTGACGGCCCTGTTAACGCCAAGATGCGACTGCAATTGATGTCGGCATGTTACACCGCGGTTTATCGTTGGGAGCCACGTATTGTGATGACTGCCATTGATATTCATAGCCAACAGGAACAGGTGATTGTCGATATCACCGGCTATTACGCCCATAACCAACAACCGATTAATTTCTCTCTACCGGTGACATAATGCCAACGATTAATTTAAGCCAATTAACACCGCCCGATGTGATTGAGTCGTTAGATGCAGAGCAACTATTACGCGAACGCAAAACGGCATTGATTGGCTCGATGCCAACGCATTTACGTGATGCGGTGGCTAACACGTTATCGTTAGAGTCTGAACCCCTGACCAAGCTGTTAGAAGAAAACGTCTATCGTGAGTTGTTATTACGCCAACTAATTAATGAGTCTGCGCGTGCGGTGATGGTGGCGTATGCGAGAGGGGCAGATTTAGACCAATTAGCCGCGAATTATAATTTATCGCGTTTAGTGTTACGTCCCGCCAATAACCAGACTATTCCGCCCACACCAGCGATTTTAGAGTCTGACGATGATTTGCGTTTACGCATTCCCGCCGCTTTTGAGGGGTTAAGTGTTGCGGGGCCGGTAGGCAGTTATGAATTTCATGCCCGTAGTGCCGATGGTCGGGTGTCCGATGTGTCTGCGATCAGTCCAGCACCGGCAAATGTCACTATTTCCGTGTTATCTCGTGAGGGTGACGGCACCGCATCCGAAGAATTACTGCGCATTGTTGAGCACGCGTTAAACGATGAAGATGTGAGACCGGTTGCTGACCGCATCAAAGTACAATCCGCAAAAATTATCCCTTATCAAATTGATGCGACGTTATTTCTCTTTCCGGGACCCGAATCGGAGCCGATACGCAAAGAAGCAAATCAACGTCTGACGCAATACATTACAGAGCAACACCGCTTAGGGCGTGATATTCGCCTGTCAGCGATTTATGCCGCATTGCATGTGGAAGGTGTGCAACGAGTGGAATTAAAACAGCCCGCAAAAGATGTGGTGCTCGATAAAACGCAAGCCTCGTATTGCATCCAAAGCACCTTGACCCTTGGTGGCTCGGATGAATAGCTTATTACCATCAGGCAGTAGCCCATTAGAAAAGGCGGCTGCCATTGCCTGTCAATCCTTGCAAACGTTGCCGGTGCCATTGCGCCAATTATGGAACGCCAGTACATGCCCCGTTGATTTATTGCCATACCTTGCATGGGCCTGGTCGGTTGATAGATGGGATGAAAATTGGTCGGAGCCTGTTAAGCGCCAAGTAGTACGGGATTCGATGTTTATTCACCGACACAAGGGCACCATTGGCGCACTTAAGCGTGTGGTTGAGCCACTCGGTTACATCATCAAAGTGACGGAATGGTGGCAAACCGACGATCCGCCGGGCACGTTTCGCCTTGATGTGGGTGTGCAAGAAAACGGTATTACCCAAGAAATCTATGACGAATTAGAGCGTTTGATTGCTGATGCACGCCCTGTTAGTCGGCACCTCTTGGGTTTATCTATCAACCTTGATTCACAAGGTGAGTTTTATCTCTCTGCTGCAACGTTTAGCGGTGATGAGTTAACGGTTTATCCGTATTTTGCAGAAGAAATTACCGTGTCTGGTGCGCCATTAACGGCGGTCGGAGTACACATTATTGATAAAGTTGAGGTCGCACATGAGCGCTAAGTTTTTCGCCTTATTAACCGTGATTGGTGCCAATAAATTGGCAAAAGCCACGGCATTAGGCACCACCTTAAAAATTACTCAAATGGCCGTGGGTGACGGTGGCGGAACGTTACCCACACCCGATACACAACAAACTAAACTCGTGGGTGAGAAACGCCGGGCGGGATTAAACACCTTATTTGTTGATCCAAAAAACGACAGCCAGATTATTGCTGAACAAGTGATCCCTGAAAATGAGGGCGGTTACTGGATACGTGAGATTGGTTTATTTGATGATGAAGGCAGTTTAATTGCTGTAGGTAATTGCCCCGAAACCTATAAACCCCAATTGCAAGAGGGAAGCGGGCGAACACAGACTATTCGCATGATATTAACCGTTAGTCATACCGAGTCAGTCGAGTTAAAGGTTGACCCCTCGGTGATATTGGCGACCCGTGAATTTGTCAATGATGCCATTGAAAGTGCCTCAAAACAGACATTGGAGGAAGTGGCTAAGCTTTATGCCACCAAAGCCGAATTAAGTACGGGTTTAAGTAAAGTACAAAAATCAGCGGATGACGCTAACACAAACGCCAATAGTCGCGTACCTAGTACCCGTAAAGTTAATGATAAACCACTGAGCACTGATATTACGTTAACGGCGGGTGATGTGGGTGCTGCGACGCCAGCACAAGTTAACGAAGCCAAAACTGCCGCAAGCAATGCACAGACTGCGGCTAATAATGCTAACAATAATGCCAATGGTCGAGTGCCCAGTACTCGCAAAGTGAACAATAAACCATTGAGTGCAGATATTACATTAACGGCGGGTGATGTGGGTGCTGCAACACCGGCACAAGTGAATGAAGCCAAAAACGCCGCAAGCAATGCACAGACTGCGGCTAATAATGCTAACAATAATGCCAATGGTCGAGTGCCTAGCACTCGCAAAGTGAACAATAAACCATTGAGTGCAGATATTACATTAACGGCGGGTGATGTGGGCGCGGCGACGCCAGCACAAGTTAACGAAGCAAAGGCAGCTGCATCTAATGCACAGACTGCAGCAAGCGCAGCACAAACCACAGCAAATAATGCGAATAACAACGCTAACGGTCGAGTGCCTAACACTCGCAAAGTGAATGGAAAACCACTAAGTGCTGATATTACGTTAACGGCGGGTGATGTGGGTGCTGCAACACCGGCACAAGTGAATGAAGCCAAAACTGCCGCAAACAATGCACAGACTGCGGCTAATAATGCTAACAATAATGCCAATGGTCGAGTGCCTAATACACGTAAAGTAAATGGTAAACCATTGAGCGGAGATATTAATTTAAATGCGAGTGATATAGGGGCTTTAACTCAAGGACAAGGTGATGCACGATATGAAAAAAAAGGTAGCGGGAAAAATTGGCGTAAAGTGGGTGGCGCGGGAAACTCTACTTCTACGATTTCATTAACGGAAGATGTTAGAGGAAAGCAGATTTATTTCAAACTACCGGGTGGATCTGGAGGAGAAAATTGGACAACAGTTATGATGCCTCCTATTGATAATATCGGAGTTGCTATTCATCAAGGACAGACTGGGTTTTGTGATATTTGTTTACTAAACAGTGGAAAAACACTTAAATCATTGCGTGGCGTTTATATGGATTGGAGTGAGGTATGGGTGTCTGATTAAATATTTATATATTTAAATGATTTTGTACCAACCCTCAAACAATCCCGCTTTCGTGCAATTTATCCGCTAATTTTTCATGCTACACGGACACAGTTATAGGAGTCCGTGAGCATGGCACAAGATTATCATCACGGTGTGCGCGTTATTGAAATTAACGAAGGCACCCGCCCCATTCGCACTATCAGCACCGCTATTGTCGGCGTGGTTTGCACCGCTGATGATGCGGACGAAAAAACCTTTCCTTTAAACAAACCTATTTTACTGACTGATGTATCACAAGTTATCGGTAAAGCAGGGAAAACCGGTACCTTAGCCAGCACGTTAAAGGCGATTGCAGATCAGGCTAAACCCATCACCGTTGTGGTGCGTGTAGAACAAGGCGAAAGTGAAGCAGAAACCACTACTAATATTATCGGTGGTACTACCGAAGAAGGGCTAAAAACAGGGTTACAAGCACTGCTAGCCTCTCAATCCCAACACGGCATTAAGCCTCGTATTATTGGCGCACCCGATCACGACACGTTAGCCGTTGCCAATGAGATTGCGGTGATTTGTCAAAAGCTCCGCGCATTTGGTTATGTGTCTGCTTACGACTGTAAAAATATCAGCGAAGCAATCAAGTACCGTGACAACTTTGGTCAGCGTGAATTGATGGTGATTTTCCCTGATTTCACGTCATGGGATAGCACCACTAATAACGAGACTACGGCTTACGCCACTGCGCGTGCGCTAGGTTTGCGTGCCAAGTTAGACAATGATATTGGTTGGCATAAAACCTTATCTAATATCACCGTTAATGGTGTGACGGGTATTTCTAAGGATATCTATTGGGATTTACAAGATCCCGCTACCGATGCTGGTTTACTGAATGAAAAAGGCGTGACGACACTTATTCGTCGTGATGGTTTTCGTTTTTGGGGTTCGCGTACCTGTTCGGATGATCCACTGTTTGCGTTTGAATCTTATACCCGTAGCGCACAAGTCCTTGCTGACACCATGGCAGAAGGGCAAATGTGGGCGATTGATAAGCCGTTAACGCCATCTTTAGCGCGGGATATCGTTGAAACCATCAACGCAAAATTACGTTCATTGGTCAGTCAGGGCTATTTGTTAGGCGGTGAATGTTGGTATGACCCGACATCAAATAGCAAAGAAGAACTGAAAGACGGCAAGCTCACACTGGATTATGACTATACACCCGTGCCACCAATGGAAAATCTGATGTTACGTCAGCGTATTACCGATAAATACCTGATGGATTTCGGTAACAAAATCAAGGGGTAAATCATGGCGTTACCACGCAAGCTAAAGAATTTTAATTTATTTATGAATGGCGCCAATTATGTGGGCGTTGCCGAAGAACTCACATTACCCAAAATCACCCGCAAGTTAGAAGCCTATCGCGGGGGCGGTATGAATGGCTCGGTGCAAATTGATATGGGCCTTGATGACGGTGCGCTTGATAGTGAGTTTACTCTTGGTGGCGCTGATATTGACGTTTACCGCCAATGGGGCGCATCCACTATTGATGCGGTGCAATTGCGTTTATGTGGCGCTTATCAGCGTGATGATACGGGGGAAACATTAGCCGTTGAAGTGGTTCTGCGTGGTCGTTATAGCGAAATCGATCCGGGCAACTGGAAATCGGGCGACAACACACAAACCAAAGTTACCGTAAAACCCACTTACTACAAGTTAGTGATGGATGGTCAAGAAATCATTGAGATTGATATCGTCAATATGGTGGAAAAAGTGGACGGTAAAGACTTGTTACAAGCACAGCGTGACGCGCTGGGGCTTTAATTAAATGCGGAAAGAGAACATGAAAAAGCCAATCGAAGAACAAAACCAAGAGCAAATTGAATGGGTTGTTGTTAATGGTGACCAAGCGACGGTGACACTAGAACAACCGCTTATGCGTGGTGAAACCAAAATTGAAAAAGTGACCGTGCTTAAACCCAATTCAGGCGCATTACGCGGTGTGCGTTTACAGCCGTTAATGGATATGGATGTTGATAGCATGATGCAAGTCTTACCGCGTATTACTATGCCAACGCTAACCAAAAACGATGTGCTGTCATTAGCTGCGGGCGATTTAGTTAACTTAAGCGTGCAGGTGGTCAATTTTTTATTACCGAAGTCGGTTATGCCCGATTCCCAAGCGAATTAACCACTGATGAACTGGCGGCAGATATTGCCGTCATTTTTCATTGGTCACCGGCAGACACCGGCAAAATGAGCCTTTCAGAATTATTGTCATGGCGCTATCAAGCGGCGAAACGTAGCGGACAACAGGATGAGTAATAACTTAAAATTACAAGTTGTACTGAGTGCGGTTGATAAATTAACTGCACCGTTTCGCAGTGCGCAAGAAAGTAATAAACGATTGGCGTCCGCTGTGCGCCAGTCGCGTGATTCGTTAAAAACCCTTAATCAGCAATCCTCACAAATTGACGGCTTTCGCAAGATTAAACAGCAGTTAACCTCTACACAGCAAGCGTACCAATCCGCCACACAACGTGTTGCCACTCTCGCCAAAGAAATAGCCAACAGTGAAAACCCCACGAAAAAACAGTTAGAGGCGTTTAAAAAAGCGCAACGGGAAGCGGGGCAACTCAAAACCAAGTATGAGCAATTACAGCAGTCGGCACAGCGACAGCGCTCGGCATTACAAGCCAATGGCATTTCTACTAATCAACTCGGTCAAGCACAACGGCGGCTTAATGGTGATATTGAACGCACCACGCAACAACTCCGCCGGCAAGAAAACCAATTAAGGCGCAGTGCCGAACAAGAAAGGCGCATGGCGGCGGCTAAATCGCAGTATCAAAAGACACTTGATGTGCGAAATAAAATGGCGGGTGCCGGTGCTACCATGACGGCAACCGGTGCCGGTATGTTGTATTCCGCGAAACAAACCTTAATGCCGGGGTACGAGTTTAATGTCGGTATGTCAAAGGTGCAGGCATTAACGCGCTTAGATAAAAACTCCGATGAATTTAAGATGTTGCGAGAACAAGCACGAGAGCTAGGCGCAACCACGGCATTTACCGCCAACCAAGTGGCGCAAGGTCAGGCATTCTATGCAATGGCAGGTTTTAAGCCTGAACAAATTAAAAATGCTATGCCGGGTACATTGGCAATGTCATTGGCGGGTGATATTGATTTAGGTACGACGGCGGATATCGGCTCAAATATTTTAACCGGCTTTAAACTCGACTCTGACCAAATGGGGCGAGTGAGTGATGTGTTAGTCGGTGCCTTTACCCGTTCAAATACCAGTCTGACGATGCTTGGCGACACGATGAAATACGTTGCACCGGTGGCGTCAGGGTTAGGGGTTGATTTAGAAACGGCTGCCGCCGCAACGGGTAAATTGGGTGATGCCGGTATTCAAGGCTCAATGGCGGGTACCTCATTGCGGGCAATTTTAGGACGTTTGGCGGAGCCACCTAAGCAAGCGGCGAAAGCGTTAGAAGAACTGGGCATTAAGACTCGTGATACCAAAGGCAACTTACGCGACTTTCCTGAGTTATTAGCTGAATTGGATAAGAAAACCGCCAATATGGGTAATGCGCAACGGGCGGGATTCTTTAAACATATTGCGGGTGAAGAAGCCTTCTCCGCGTTATCGGTATTGGCAGAACAAGCGGGTAAGGGGGAGTTGCAAAACCTTGTTGCCGACTTAAAGAAAGCTAAAGGCGAAGCCCAAAAAGTCGCGGGCACCATGACGGACAACTTAAGCGGGGATATGAAAAACCTACAATCTGCATGGGAAGATTTAGGCATTCAGATTTTTGACGGCATTGATAGCCCATTGCGTCAGATATCACAAAGTATTACCAGTGTGATTTCTAATGTGGGTGTGTGGATGAAAGAAAATCCTGAGCTGGCAAAAACACTGACTATGGTGGGCTTAGCGATAGCCGGCATAATTACCACGCTCGGTATTCTCTCGTTATCCATTGCCGCAATGTTAGGACCATTAGCCGCCGCGAAATTAAGTCTATCAATTTTAGGCATTAAAGGCGGTGGCGCACTCGCTCTGTTATTAAAACCAATAAAATTATTAGGCAGTGCATTTTTAGGATTGGGTAAAGCCATGTTAGCTAACCCTATTTTGCTGGCTATTGCTGTTATTGCGGGTGCTATTTATCTGATTTATAAAAATTGGGATAAGATTGAGCCGTATGTCACCAAAGTATGGGAGTCTGTTAAACAGCGTACTGCTATTGCATGGCAAGCATTGAAAGACACCATTTTAAAAGTATGGGAAGGGATTAAATACATCTTCTTTAACTGGACGATACCGGGCTTAATTGCAAAACATTGGGACAGTATTGTCGGCTATACCAAAACCGCGTGGGCGTCGGTTAAATCTGTAATTTCAGGGATATGGGAAGGCATTAAAACCTTTTTTATGACACAAACGTTACCCGGAATTATTTATAGTAATTGGGATCAAATCGTTAAATACACACAAGAAAAATGGGAATTTCTTAAAACAACGATATCGACTAAATGGGATGAAATTGTCGAAGATACTAAAGCGTTGCCGGCTAAATTTTTACAGTTCGGTAGTGACCTGATTGATTCCATTATTCAGGGGATAAAAAACAAATGGACGGACTTTAAAAATAGCATTGGGGAATTGGCAACCGCCGCCAAAGAAGCACTGACACCGGAATTTGCTAAAACATCCGATCCGAAAGTGCAGTCTGCATTAGATTCTTACAATAGCAACTTTGCCGGTATGTATGATTCAGGCGGTTATATCCCGCGTGGTCAGTTTGGTATTGCCGGCGAAAATGGTCCTGAAATTGTTGAGGGTCCTGCGAATATCACCAGCCGTAAGCACACCGCCATGTTAGCGACAGCCGCATTATCGCTAGGCAGTGCCTTTTCATTACAGGCACAAAATGCCCCGTTGCACCCGCACAGTTTGCCGGTTGAAAACTATCGCACGGCACCGGCTAACGTGAACATTCAACAACAGCGTTATCAAGGCGCGCCGGCACATTATGAAATTAATATTCACCCTCAACCGAATCAATCCGCGCAAGACATCGCACAACTTGTTATCGCGGAAATTGAACGCCGTGAGCGCGACAAGCAAGCACGATTAAATAGCCGTTATCAAGACAGTGAGGTGTGGTAATGATGGCAGCACTTGGGGTATTTGTGTTTGAGTTACGCACAGTGCCTTATCAATCCCTACAAAAACAACAAACATGGCGACATGGTTTTACTCAACGTGTCGCACGCCGACCGGCACAACAATTTATTGGCCCTGATACCGATGTGATCACCTTATCGGGGGCGCTTTATCCCTCATTAACCGGCGGTAAAGTGTCGTTGCTGGCATTAGAATTAATGGCGGATAGCGGTAAAGCGTGGTCGTTTATTGATGGTACAGGCACCATTCACGGCATGTTTGTGATCACCGATTTACAACGCACTCACACCGAATTTTTCCAAGATGGTGCTGCAAGAAAAATTGATTTCTCGCTGACATTAAAACGGGTGGATGACTCTATCAGTCAGATGTTAGGGGATTTAAGCGACCAATTAGGCATGATGGCCAATGGTGCCGGTGAAGCAATGAAAGGGGTTTTATCATAATGTTGCCAGAAATGATCAACGGTAAAAGTAGCACGCCGGCTTTTGTGTTAATCGCCGGTGATGAAGATATCAGCACCAAAATTCAAGGGCGATTAATATCACTTTCATTAACGGATAATCGGGGCTTTGAAGCTGACCGGCTTGATATTGAGTTAGATGATTCTGACGGCGCATTAATGATGCCAAAACGGGGCGAGGTGTTGACCTTGCATCTTGGTTGGCAGGGTGAAAACCTTATTCATAAAGGCTCATTTACAGTTGATGAAATAGAGCATTCAGGTGTACCCGATAAAATGACATTACGCGCCCGTAGTGCCGATTTTAGGGCAACGCTCAATGTGCGCCGTGAAATGTCTTACCACCAAAAAACATTAGGCGATATCGTCAGAACCATTGCAGGGCGTAATAATGTCACGGCGGTGGTTGATCCTGGTCTTGATACGGTAAAGATTGAACATATCGATCAGACCAATGAGTCAGACGGCAGTTTTTTAACCCGCTTAGGGCAATTAAACGGTGCCACCGCCTGTGTTAAAAACGGCAATTTGCTGTTTATGGTGCAAGGGGGCAATACCACTGCTAGCGGTCAAACGTTACCTTTGGTACAAATTACCCGAAGTGTGGGTGATGGACACCGTTTTTCATTAGTGGATAGGGGCGCTTACACCGGTGTGACGGCCAATTATTTAAATACCCGTAAACCGCAAGAAAAAACACAATCACAAATTCGCCGTAGAAAACCCACTACCAATAAACCGAAAAAAGAAGAGCAGAAACAAGGGGAGTACCTTGTCGGTGAAGAAGGTAATGTGATGGTGTTGTCTCATACTTATGCGAGTAAAACCAATGCTGAACGTGCCGCGAAAGCCGCGTGGGAAAAAATACAGCGAGGTGTTGCCTCTTTTAGTATTACCCTTGCGAAAGGGCGTGCGGATCTCTTTCCTGAGCTACCGGTACAAGTGAGCGGGTTTAAGCCTGAGATTGATAATGCCTATTGGACGTTGGTCACGGTGAGCCATTCACTGAACAATAGCGGATTTACCACCTCGTTAGAATTAGAAGTTAAAAGCAGTGATATAGATATGGATAAGGAATAGTGCCTGTGTATAATTACAGGTAATTTCCACATCATAAAGAGGTAACCCGTTTATGATGATTTGTCCTGTTTGTGGTCATGCCGCGCATACCCGTAGTAGTCAGCAAATATCTTCCGATACCAAAGAACGTTATAACCAGTGCCAGAATATCAATTGTGGCGCGACGTTCGTCAGCCATGAAACCGTAACGCGGTTTATTTCAAAGCCTCAATTGATTGAGCGAGTAGAGCTGCATGTTGATAAGTGTTGTCAGCAGGTGTTGGGGATTTGATGAAAAAATACTGATTTAATATAACGTTAACTAAGGCTCTAGGAATTTATGAGCCTTCATTAAGTAAGCTATATTTTTAAAATGTTACAATTTCAAATTCATTAAATATATTTTTTATAATTATGCCTTCTTGAAGTAACTTTTCTAAAATAATTTTTTCAGAGGTTGATGCCTCATAGTTAATGAGGTTATTCTTGGATATCTCCCTTAATAACTTACATATAATAATAAAATCATCTTTTGAATTAATTTTATTTAATAAAGTAGTACAATAATTAATTGCTGGTATATGTTTTCTGAAATTCACCTCCATTTCTTTGGTTAGGTGAGTATTAATATAATTTTCAATGAAATTCTCAAAGTTTTTACCATATTTTTCTTTTATCGTTTTGAGTTCATCGATTGCTATATTTAATTCCTCAGAATAGGGTCTTCCATATTTTATTGTAAAATTAAAGTAATTGTCTTTAGTTAAAAAATTACACATATAAAATATTGTATTAAGAGTATATCTATATTTATTAACTAACTGTTCAAATACATAATGGATCAGAAGATGCTTAACGTTAATTAAATCTTTTTTATCTCTTAATGTTTCTTTTGTTGGTGGAGAAAACAGAATAATATCAACAGAATCAAGATCACTTAGAATGTTGATAATCATAGATTCAACAGATTTCCATTCTAAGCCACCATTTCCGCAGCCCAAAGGGGGGATTGCGATTGATGGTATATTTCTTCTCATAATCTCTTTTTTTAGGTCATTTAGTCCTCTTTCAATAAAGTCATATTGTGAGTTTCTTCTCCAATTATCTTTAGTAGGAAAATTAATAATAAGTTTACTGTTCTCATTTACTATAAGAACAGATCCTATTTTGACTTCTCCATTTTTGCAGGCATTATTGTACACTGCATAATTTTTAGGAAAGGCTTCCTTGAATTGGTAAGCAATTCCTTTACCCATAATCCCCTGGCAGTTGACTGCATTTACGAGAGCAACGGCTTGAGATTCAAGGAGGTTACCATTTTCATATCGAATCATATTGTTAGCACATCGTAGAGTTGATATTGACGTAAGTATTTAGCTTGTATTCATCAAGTAACTTAAGTACATGTGATTTAGCCACATCATCTTTTACATAAAAGCAATGAAAAGATTTTGCATAGACGGTAGTTGGTGAAAGGCATTCAGCCATACAGACTTGTTTACATTCAGGAATTGTATAATCTCGTTGATTCATTAGGTTCCAATCTATTTTAGAAAATCCTGTAGTATAATCCATCAATTCAATTTCTTTGTATGCAGAAAGTGGATGAGTTGGGATTATTTTCCAGTTATTTTCTTTTGCGAAATCTCTATTAACTGTAATCATACAAAAAGTTTTATCTTTATGATTTTTCTTTACCCTTCCATCGAAGGGGTTGTTACTAAAAAAATGAAAAGGAACCATTCGTTGTAAATTAAGAGCTTCTCTTCCTTGGATTATCTGACCATCTGCAACATCTGTAAACCCATTACCAAGTGATTCTCTTGAACATAAACCTTTTTTAAGAATACTTGGTAGGTTATCCATACATGTAAGATGGTATAAAAGAGATTGATCTTGAATTTGTGTATTTCTACTCAT